AGGAGGCCCTGTAGGCGGTGCGGCGGCTAGTATGCTTGCTGACGTACTGGGTTGCGATCCAACGCCTCAGAAGCTAAATAAGGCGCTCTCACAGGCTACTCCAGAACAACTAGCAGAAATCAAAAAAGCTGAACTTGACTTTGAAGTCAGGATGAAAGAGCTTGAAGTTGATGTATTCGCGTTAGAAACGAAGGATATACAACATGCTAGGGAATCATTTTCAGAGGATTGGACAGCAAGATCTATCGCTATCCTGTCCATACTGCTGTTCGGTGGGTATGTGTTTCTCGTAACGCTTCAACCTGCCGATGATAATGACTTGAATGTAGTCAATCTTGTTCTCGGATACCTCGGTGGTATCGTGTCTTCTGTAGTTAGCTTTTACTTTGGCGCTAGCAAGTCTGGATCTAAGTAAGGAATTATCATGGCTAAAAAATTACCCCCTACAAAAGGCATGCTTACAGACGGAAGTACAAGCATTCCAAACATTCCTCCATATGAAGAGATTGAAGACAGAGAAGGTCTTATGGGCCGTCTTCTTGCTTTGCTTGGTGGTATTGGTCAGTCTGAGTTAGGAGCTATCTGGGCTGATCCTACCATGCAGGAGATTCTGGATGCCAATACTGTAAGAATGAATCCTGAAGCTCCGTTTGATATTGAGTATGCTTCAGGTGTTAATGCAAATGTGTTAGGTCAAATAATTGGAGCTTTAGAAAACGCTACTACTGAAGCTCAAGATATTGCTGATACTCTCTTTGAAGATCCAAGCGCTCTTTCTGACATGGAAGATCCGGGGGCTTTAGTTACTAGCATTTTAGAGTCTAGTGCTCTTGGTTTTCTTGGCCCCCCCGGAGCATCTCCTGTATCAACAACACCTCAAGGTATTGTGCTTCCCGGAGGCGCTGGCGTAACAATTGACTTTGAAGAGCTTGGGTCAATTAGCGATATAAACCTTGAAGCAATATTTGAGAAACTAAAAGGCTACATCCCTGGCATTAGTCTTCCTAGCTGGCTACCTAGTGCTGGGGTTATTTTCATTCCTGAACTTCAGGACAAGATACGTCAAGTTGATGAAGCAATAGGCGGAGTCATTGATTCTGTAAGCGGTGTTCTTGAGGGCGAGGAAGATGTTCAGGGCGTGCTTGATGCTATAGGTGGTGTCATTGGCGAGGTATTTGACGCTGTTGTTTATAATGAAGAGGCTACAACAGAAGAAGAAGAAGGCATTCTTCAAAGCGCAGTTGGTAGTATTTTTGATGTAATTAATGGTGTATTAGAAGGCACTGCTGATAGCTCAACAATAGGCACGATTATTAGCGGTGTAGCTACTTCCGTTCTTGGAACAAGCCTTCCTAACTGGTTGCCGGGAGTTTTAACAACCGTCTTTACGCCCGGTAGTCCCGTAATTTCCACGGTTCAACAAGTGTTATCTGACATGGGCATTACGCTTCCTTTTACCGAAGAAGAGGAAGAAGTAGATATCAATGAAGACGACACTACGTATATTGACGACACCATAAAAGCAGATATTAAATTTCCTGAAGAACCAGAACCAGAACCCGAGCCTGAGCCAGAAACTGGGCCAGTAAAAGGAGATCCAATAAAGCAGGCTCCTTTAGATCCTGATGAGTCTATTGTAGAAGATTTATTCTCAGACATTATTGGTCAGACAGAGGCCAACATTCTTCAGGCTATTGCAGATGCTGGTTATGCAACTCCGCAAGATGTAGTTGATGCAATTAGCGAAGCCGGGTTATTAACAGCAGAGAGCCTAGCAACTACCCTGGCTAACGCTGGTTTCGCTACCCCTGAGGATATCGGCACTGCACTAGCTGACGCTGGGTTTGCTACACCGCAAGATATTGCAGATGCTTTGTCAGCGGCTGGGTTTGCCACTCCTGAAGACTTAGCTACAGCACTTTCCAATGCAGGATACGCAACACCAGAAGACTTAGTAACGGCCTTGTCTAGCGCTGGGTTTGCTACGCCAGAGGATATTGCTACCGCCTTAACAAATGCAGGTCTAGCTACACCGCAGGACATTGCTGATGCGTTTGATGCCGCAGGATTGGCAACACCGCAGGATGTTATCGACGCTATCTCTGCCGCAGGTCTGGCAACGCCACAAGACGTAGCAGACGCTTTAGAAGCCTTTGGGTTTACCGATGCCCAGTTGCAACAAATTGCAGGCGCATTGCCTGAAGGTTTAACACTTGACCAATTAAACACCGCATTAAGCGATGCGTTAGCTGGCATTGCTACAGGCACAGATCTTGATACTGCCACCACAACAATTACAGATGCTATTGGCGGTTTAGGTTTTGCCACAGCGGAAGACGTAAGGACGGCTTTATCAGAGTTTGGATTTACCGATGCGCAGTTAGAGCAGATTGTTAATGCTTTACCAGAAGGTTTAAGCACAACAGATCTAGAAAATGCTTTAGAGGGTGTAGTTGTAGGAGCAGATCTAGACACTGCGGTTACAACAATTACGGACGCTATTGGCGGCTTAGATATTGCTTCAGCTCAAGATGTCAGGGATGCACTTGCTGAGTTTAATTTTACTGAAGACCAGCTAAACCAAATCATTAATGCTTTGCCGGAAGGGTTAAGTACAGATGACTTAGCTACTGCTCTTAGCGATGTAGTTGTAGGCGACGACTTAACTGCCGCTGTCACAACAATTACTGATGCAATTGGTGGTTTAGATATAGCAAGCCCGGATGACATTAGGAACATCCTTTCTAACTATGGGTTTACTGATGCACAGCTACAGCAAATTGTTGGTGCATTACCAGAAGGCTTGTCTCTTTCAGATGTAACCGGCGCACTAGAAACGGCAATGTCAGGTATTGCGTTAGGAACTGATATTGATTCAGCTACTAACACTATTACTGACGCCATTAGTGGATTAGCTTTTGCTACACCAGAAGATGTTGCTAATGCGCTTACTCAGTTTGGGTTTACAGAAGATCAGCTAAACCAGATAGCAGGCGTCATCCCTGAAGGTCTAAGCATTTCTGACCTTAACGACGCATTAGGCAGTGCCCTGTCAGGTATTGCTCTTGGTTCTGATTTAGAGACAGCAACAACGACAATCACTGATGCTATTGGCGGATTAAACTTCGCAACGGCAGATGATGTTGCTAACGCACTTGCTAACTTTGGCTTTAGTGAAGACCAGTTAAATCAAATTGCAGGTGTTATTCCAGAAGGCTTAACACTTAATCAATTAAATGATGCTCTTACTGGCGCAGTTTCAGGTCTTGCGCTAGGCACTGATTTGGACGCGGCAACAACCACGATTACAGACGCTATTGGGGGTCTTAATTTTGCAACAGCTCAAGATGTCCAAGACGCTCTTACTGCATTTAACTTTACTGAAAGCCAGCTCAATCAAATCTCTGGATTGCTTCCTGACAACTTAACTCAAACGCAAGTACAAGACTTGTTAACTACTTCGTTAAGCGGTGTTTCAACGCAAGAAAATGTAGATGAAGCTTTTGCAACACTAACTACCAATCTAACCACAAACTTAAGCGGGCTTGAGGCAGGTCAAGAAGAAATTCTTACAGGGCAAGAAGGTTTGTTTGGTGGTCAACAAGACATACTGACAGGCGTTGGTGAAGAAAGCCAAAGGTTAGAAGACATTATTATGTCTAGCACTGGGTTACTTGCGGCAATTGGCGCAGGTGGTCTTGGTGGTGGCGCGCCTGCTAGACCTAGGCCGGAACCATATAGACCTTATATGGAAAAGTTAGATTATGCGCCGGGTATGGTTGAAGCTTTAAAGCCGCAACAACAGGTAGACTACAACAAAGAAGTCGATAGGCTTTTAACTATGGGAATGGGTGGCAGAAAACAGGGAATGCTTGTATGACATACCTCAACTTAATGAATAGTGTTCTTCGCCGTTTGCGTGAGGAAGAAGTAACAAGCGTTACTGCTACCACTTACTCGAAGATGGTTAGCGACTACATTAATGACGCAAAGAAAATGGTTGAAGAAGCTACAGACTGGTCTGCTCTTCGAGAAACAATCATTGTAACAACAGCCGCATCTGACAATACCTACTCGCTTACAGGTGCTGGCAACAACGTCAAAGTAATGTCAGTAATCAATGATACTCAAAACTGTTTTATGGAGTATCAGACTAAAGATTGGTTTAACGATGCGCTGTACATTGCTAATGCTGTAGAGGGTGCGCCTAAATACTTTACCTATAACAGCGTTGATGGAAGCGGCGATACTCAAGTGTTAGTTGGCCCTACACCAGATGGCGTCTATACGCTTCGATTCGATGTAGTCAAAAGACAAGCCGATCTGTCTAGCAACACTGACACCCTTTTAGTTCCTGCAATGCCTGTTGTTCATTTGACGGTAGCATTGCTTGCGCGTGAGCGTGGCGAGACAGGCGGTACTTCTGCCGCTGAATACTTCGCTGTTGCTGACAGGTTCTTATCTGACGCTATCGCTATAGACGCGGCTAAGCATCCAGAAGAGATGATATTTAGGACGGTTTGATATGGCTCAACAACTGCAAAGTATTAATCTTGTAGCACCTGCTTTTAAGGGTGTTAACACTGAGGACTCTCCGCTTGCGCAGGATCCATCTTTTGCTGAAGTTGCGGATAATGCCGTAATCGACAAACGAGGACGTATTGCCGCACGTAAGGGCCACAGCGTTACTACAACTAATAAGACTGTACTTGGCAGTGATTCCATTCGGTCTATTAAAGAGTTCCGTGATGACGGCGGCAACACTAAGATATTTTCTGTTGGCAACAACAAGATTATCAGTGGTACGACTACGTTAGTTGACGAGACTCCCGGCAGTTACACAATCACCGCTGATAACTGGAAGATGGTTACGTTTAACGACAAGATTTATTTCTTCCAAGGAACTTATGAGCCTCTTGTCTATGACAATGCGAGCAGTTCAGTAGTTAAGTTAAGCACAGTTGCAGGCGCTTCCGGCGCTTCTGACATACCCAAATCAAACGAAGTGTTAGCGGCATACGGTCGCCTTTGGTGTGCTGACATAAGCAACAACAAATCTACTGTTTTCTGGTCTGACCTATTAATCGGTCAAAACTGGACGGGC